TCACAGCTGCTCCAGCTTTGTCGGGTCAGCGGTGAACTCGCGTCCGTCAGCGCCACGGATGTACGCGACCTCGGTGAAGCAGGACAGCCCATTGACCCTGACGGGTTCGGCCACGACAGCCATGAGCTCGCCTTCGCGCTGCGACTGCCGGTCGCGGACTTTCTTACGCAGCAGCCTGTGCGCAACGTGGTTGAACGCCGTGTCCGGACCGCTCTCCCGGACTCTCATGCCGCGGCTCCCTACCGTCGTCGGCGGGAGGAGAACTCCCGCACAGCCAGTGCTCGGTACGAAGAGGTAACCCCACCACCCCAGCCCGCGAGTACCGTTGGAGGGTCGGAGAAGTATGCAAGCCATGCATCGGTCGGGAGCTGCTCATGGCGCACCACTCACGCACGCCCAACACCGGCCTACCCGTCCTGCTTGAGCAGGCCAGATGGTCACGGCAACAGTTCGCCTCGATCGTCAACCGGATCGGAGCAGAGGCTGGTCTCACGCTCAAGTACGGGCAGCCTGCCGTATCGCAGTGGATCGCAGGGCATCAACCGCGCCCGCAGGTCAGGGCTCTGATTGTCGAGGCGTTCGAGCGCAAGCTCGCCCGGCCAGTCACCTACGCCGAGGCGGGACTCACGCCACCGCCAGGCGGCGAGGAGCCGGACACTGTCCGAGACCTGGTCGACCTCGGAAGGGCAGACATGGATCCATCCCGACGCCGCGTGATCGCTGCCGGAGTCTTCTCCGCGGCCCTCTCGCTGCCCTTGTTTCCCACGCTCGCGCTAGCCGACAGCCCTGACCCGATAGGGCCAGGCAAGGGCACGACCCGGGTAGGCCAGGGACAGGTGGCCGCAGTCCAGACGATGACCGACCGGATCGCCGACATCCTCGACGAGCTCGGCGCCGGGCACGCTCGCCCGATGGCGGCTGCCTTCCTCGTCAACACCGTCGGCCCGTGGCTGAAAGCCGAAGCCGCGGCCCCGGTGCGGCGAAGCCTCCTTGCCGCGGCGTCCGACCTGGTCTATCTGACCGGGTGGATGGCCATGTACGAGCGGCAGCACCGCCTCGGCCAGGACTACTACGTGTCCGCGCTCCGACTGGCTGGGGAAGCGGAGGACCACGTCACGTACTGCCGCACGCTGCGCGGCATGTCGCTCCAGGCGTCGAACCTCGGCTACGGGCGGCGCGCTCTGGAGCTGGCCGACTCCGCGGCTGAGGCTGCCCCTGTCGCCGGGCCCCGGCTCGTAGCGTTCCTGCGCGGGCAGCAGGCTCACGGGGCCGCCATGGTCGGCGACAAGCGGCAGGCGTTCGCCCGGCTGCGGGAGGCGGAGGAAGCGCTGGCGCGCGCGGACGATCGCAGGGAGAGCATCGGCGGGTACGACCGCACCGCCTACCTGTTCCATGTCGCGCACGTGCAGAACGAGTCGAAGGACGTCCCAGGCTCGGTGCGCACCCTGCGCGAGTCGATCCGCATCCAGCCGGCCAACGAGAGGCAGGGCCGTCTTCACGCCTACGGCGTGCTCGCGCAGCGGCAGCTGGCCATCGGTCACGTGGAGGCGGCGTGCGACTCGTGGGATCGGTTCCTCGATGACTACGAGGCTCTGTCGTCCGCGCGGGGCGACGAGCACTTCGAGGTGATGATGCTGAGGCTCAAGCCCTACGCGACGGTGCGCGCTGCTCGGGAGCTGCGAGAACGCGCGCAAGCGGTCGGCGCCCTGAAGGGGTGAGGATGGGCCGCCGACTGTCGGGAGCTGGCGGCCCACGAAACCAGCGTAGACCCCGAACGCACGAAGGCGCCCCCTCCCGCCCGAAGGCGAGAGGGGGCGTTGGTCATCCCTTGATCAGCGGGGCGTCGTCCGGTGCAGGTTCGGGTACCTCGGTCCCCAGCTGGCGGAACGCCTCTTGCAGCTGGGCCACGTAACGGCGGAGCGCGCGGATCACTCGGCCGTCTGCTTCTCGGGCGGCTTCGAGATCATCGATGCGGTCCCCGGCGTCACGCAGCTGGTCGCCCTGCTGGGCCACGACCGCGGCGATACCCGCGATCGTAGTCAGGTCCGGACCGTCCTCCGGTCTTGCGGCCGGCGCCGGGTGAGGTCGGGAGATCCAGGCGACTGCGATGGACACCCCACCCCCGACGAGGATCGCGATCAGTCCGGTGGTGGATTCAGTGAGCATCGGCCCCCCCTTGTATTCGCCCCCTCGTACAGTCGGCGGCCGTGCTGCGGAGCTTGGCGAGCTCGCGGTGCATGGTGACCAGCCGACGGGTCGCTGCGGCCAGCACGGCGAGGAGTCCGGGAAACGCGGCCCACGTGATCCCCGAGTACCAGCCCTGCGGAAACTCGCCGAGCATCCGGGCCCCGGTATAGGCGACGGCCCAGATTGCGGGCATCGCGGCCGCGCTCAGCCACCCCCACCAGTCCTGCCCAGACCGGAGGACGGCGGCTGCGCACGAAGCGACGCCCGTGCAGACCCACACCCACGCCCACACCGACAGCGGGGCCCAGGAGGTGAGCGCGGTCGCGCCGCGGGCAGTGCCGAAACGCGGGTCATTCAGCAGGCCCACGCCGTAGTTGATCCAGGCAACCCCGGCGATGAGGAGCGCGGCGCCGCGGTAACCGAGGCGGCGCCCGGCTTTCTGCCAGGCGCCGCGCATCAGATCCCCTTGGCAGTCGACGCCGAGTTCGGGTCGCCGAAGAGTCTGGCTGCCAACCCCTTCACCAGGGTGCCGGCCGCGATGATCCCGGCAGTGCCGACGGACTGCCAGAAGGAGCCGTGCAACATGTCGGCCGGGCCGGACGCGACGAGCACGCCGCCGACCGCGACAGCACCGGTCCAGAGGACGCGCTCGGTGAGGTCCTTGGCGTACATCTTTCCGGTCTTGAGGATGACGTCGGAGGAGGGGAACGGGTTGGTCATCAGGACTCCTTGGGGGTAGGGGTTCCGGTCACGTCGACGTCGACGTGAACGACGGCATCGGCGATGGCCTGCTGGACGGCGGCCACGACCGTGGCGGTGTTGACGTCCTCGCGCTGGCCGAGCTGGGTGGCGAGCGCGGTGATCGCGGCGTTCGTGGCGGCGTTCTGGCGCGTGATCGTCTCGGTCTGGGTGTTGTGGACCTTGTCCATCCACGCCATGACCGCGCCCATGTCGACCGGCTTGCCGGTGGCCGCGTTCGTCTCGGTGTGGCGCCAGACGGCCTCGGCGTACTCCTGCGGGGTGGGCATGTCGTCCTCCTCGGACGGGTCGGCGCCGGACACGAGCCGCTGCGCGTAGGTGATGACGAGGTCCATGCGCGTTGCGCCGGGGTCGCCGTGGTCGTTGCCATCGGGGACGTGCATGTGGCCGCAGTGGCCGCGAAAGTTGGCCCACTCCGCGAGCGGCATGCGCTGCCCGCGGCTGTTGCCGTAGCTGTCCGGGTACGGCAGCCATGGGCGGGGCGTCGAGACGAGGGGCACGCCGTGCTCGGTGTTCAGCCAGGCGATGTAGCGGGCGTAGGCCTGGAGCAGCCAGTCCGGTGCCTCCGGCCAGTAGATGTAGTCCACGCCAGCGCGGAGATTGCCCCAGCTGGTGCGCCGCTTCGGATCGCAGGACCCGACGAGCTCGACCTGATGCGCGTTGTTGCGGTTGGTCCGTACCTCGGTGGCGGAGTCATCGACCAGCGCCCGGGCGGACATGTCCGCCGGAAAGTGGCAGTAGACCTTGATCCGCTTGTTCGGGATGTCCGGGAGGATCGTGGTGTTGGGTGCCATGGCGCCGCCGTCGTAGTCCGGCAGCGTGGTGCCCTCGGTGGTGTGGGTGACGCAGCAGTTGATCTCCTGCATCAGCCCGGGGTAACGGCCGTCGTACCGGTATGCGGTCGAGGCCCCGGGGTAGAACTGCGCGCCTGCGGACATGAGGCCTCCAGGGCATGAGGAAAGCCCCGGCCGAACGGCACGGGGCTGTGAGCGGGGTCAGGCCCGGGCGGCCATGGGGTCGCCGATCGGTTCCGGCGTGCAGGTGCAGACAGGCCCGGTCTCTCCGGCGGTGCACGAGGCCTGGTGCAGGAGGGTGCTGGCGTCCGGGTCGAGCGCGTGGTCGGCGCAGGCGTAGACGGGCACGGTGTCGTCGGGGCCGCCCTCGTCGGGCCGGGCGCGGCGCTGCCACTGCACCACAGGCGGGGCTCCGCAGGCGCAGGTGATCATGCGTGGATCCAATCGACGTACATCATGCTGGCTCCCTCGTTCACGAACGCGGTGGCCAGGGTGCCGCCGCTGTTCTGGCCGCCGGCGATTTCGATGTAGTCCCCGACGGCCAGCTGCAGAACGTGGGTGGCTTCGGGGATGCCCATCAGGGTGCCGGCGCCGTACAGCGACGCGCCGCCCTGGATGAACGCCGCGTTGATGTGGACACGTGCCCCTCGGGAGCCGGTGCCGTTGATCGCGAACGCGGCGCGGCCGGTGACCCGGTACCAGCCCGCGAGCTGGCACGTGTACCTCGAGGTGTTCGTCACGGTCGAGTGGCCGTTGTACGAGTCGATGACCTCGCTGTCGAACGTGAGGGTCTGCCAGGTTCCGTTCGCGACGTTCTGCGTGACGGTCTGTTTCAGGACGGCCATCGGCGGGTTGAGCAGCAGGGTGATCTGGTCGCGGATCTCCTGGTTCATGAGGGCCGCGGTCACGACCTCGCCGACGACCCAGGTGCGCGGTGTCGCCATCGGCTACCTCACCCTCGTCGGCCGGGTGTCGTCCGTCGGAGGCTGGCCGCCGGGCCCACCGCGCGTAGGCGGTCCGGGCTTGTCCCGGGCCGGCGGTGTCGGCCGCGGCCGGTCCCACGAATCGTCGTCGGCCGCCCACCAGTTCTGCTCATGGGGGGCGCGGGCGGTGACGGCCGCCTCTGCCTCGGCAACCCTCTCGGGGAAGACGATGCGAGCCCACCCCCAGCCGCACTCCGGGCAGGCAAAACGCGGGTCGCCAGGGGTGACCACCTGCGCACTGCCGCACAGGCAGTCGGCGACCCACCGGCCGTGGTTGATGCGGGCCTGAACCGTCGCTCCGATCAGCATGCCCGCGGGCGGTACGACCCGGCGCTGCGTCGTGTGCTCGTACCAGCGCCACACCCGCTCGGCCGGCGGGACGAAGTCCCACGCGTTGGCCGGCAGGCTCGGCGGTGGCAGATAGAAGGACTCCGTCCGGCGGACGGGCGTCTGCTGTTTCACGGGCGCCTCCCTAGTAGCCGAGCCTGGTGGACGTACCGAGCACGCTGTACGTGGTGTCGTCGAGGGTCCACACCGCGTCCGTCTGGGCGCGTGAGGTGTGGAACTGGATCCGGTGCCGCTCCTGGCCGATCTCCTCGACGTAGCCCTCGACGACCGCGGTCGCCGTCGAGGCGGGTGCCGACGCCGGAAAGCCGGTGACCTGGAGGACGGTGGAGATGTCCGCGTCCAGGAGGATCCGGTAGGTGGCCACCGACTGCGCGTATGCCTGGATTGGCAGCTCGCGCAGTTCCGGCCTGGGCACCGCGTACCGGGACACCCGCCAGTTCGCCGCGTCCAGGACCTCACCGTCGGTGATCTTCAGGATCGTGTCTTCCTTGGGGGCAGGGCCGAACGCGGCGACCGACTCGGCGGCGACGACACGTTGGGTGGCGCCGCCAGGCCGGACGACCTTGTACTGGTTGACCAGCTTCTGGTCGTCGTCGGCGAGGGAGACGTCTGCGGTCTCCAGCTCGCCGTAGTCGATGCTCAGGGCAGGGGCCGCGTTGTAGCGGATCGTCCTGCTCTGGAACAGCAGTGCATGGCCGTCACGGTGGGAGGCGAGCCGGCCGCCCTCGGTGGACTCGACGGCTCGCATCATCTCTAGGGCACTGGACCCGCCGGCGCCCTGGGAGGCGACGGCCGAGAAGTCGCCGACGGGGTCGATCGCGGCGATGCCTGCGTACCCCGAGAGCCGGAGGATCCGGGCGTCGGCGTCCTCACCGGCGTACCCGGTCGTGCCCGCGTCGTAGTGGTCGGCGATCAGGGTCGGCGTGGCGTTCCCGGTGTAAATCGCGGCGTGGGCGACGGAGCCGTCCCATAGCTGGTCCGGGTAGCCGCCGATGGACAGGTACCGCAGGGCCAGCATGCTGGTGACCGTGACCGAGATCGGCGCGCCGCCGTCGATGTACACGTCCTGGTTGAGCTCGTCGTACACGACGTGGTGCCAGGTCCCGTCAGCGAGGTTCGTCGCGTTGACGGTGCTCACGGTCCGGGTGCCACCGCTCCCGGTGTGCTCGATGATCAGATAGCCGGAGCCGGTCAGCCCGAACACGATCTCGTGCTGGAACGTGTTGGACCGGGCGGCCATGAAGTAGCGGCCCGCGGTCGACGTCTGGAACCAGCACTCGAACGTGATGTTCGTGAGGGTGGTCTGCTCCTCGGCGTAGGCGCCCATGTAGGCGTCGAGGCGGATCCCGTTTGCGGCCCCGGCCGGCGCGAACTTCAGGACGTTCACCCCGGTGGCCGCGGGGCCTGCCGTCTCGAAGAACGTGACGGTGCCGCCGGTGCCGACCTGCGCCTGGACGAGGCTGCCCGCGCCGGTGCCTGCGATGTCGCCGGCGGACACGGACGTCGAGGGTTCGGTCAACGGGTAGTAGATGACCGGCAGCAGCTCCTTGATCTCCTCCGCCAGGAGCGTGTCGAGCTGCGGCAGCTTCGACAGGATCTTGAAGAAGTCGGTGGCGGTCAGGTCGACGACGGGCTGCAGCCCCTTCCAGCCGAGGTTCCACTGGTTGACGACGCCGTAGAACCGCCAGTGCACCCGCGCCCCGACGCTGTCGAGTGAGGTCGCGGACGACCCGACCTCGACCTGCACGTCGTCCAGCCAGACGGAGTTCCCGATGCTCGGCGAGGTGAGCGTCGTAGTGAGCTGCACGGTGTGGCTGGTGCTCGTCGCGGTGAACGTCTTGGTGATCTGCGTCCAGGCGCCGGTGACGGCCGAGGCTGTACCCGGGCTGCCCCCGTCGATCAGCCAGCGCACCGAGGGCGAGCCGACCGGCACCCACACCCAGCCGGACAGTGTGTACGTCACCCCGACGTCCAGGCCGTACACGGTCTGCTCGATCACCCCGCCGGTACTGGTGTTGTTCCAGCCCACCGCCAGGGAGTACGTGCCGCTGTGCGCCTTGCCGTTGTCGGGGATGACCGCGAACACGGGGGAGGTGGTGCTGCTGGCCCACTGGTCCATGCTCGCGTTCTCGAAGCCCGGGTTCCGGACGTAGTTCTTCCCCGACAGGGTGATGACGCCGAGCTGGATCGGGCAGTCGGGGCGGACCCACGGGTAGTACGGCGAGCTGGCCAGCTCAGCGGTGAACCTGCCGTCGGTGTTGTCGAGGGTCAGGCTCATGGTGCTGGGCTGCGTCTGGGCCAGCTCGTCGGAGGCGCCCCGGGTCAGGCGGATCTGTGAGGCGAGGTCGGCCCACTGGCTGATGTCGGTCCAGGTCACCGAGGTGGCCAGCGGCGCGAACCCGAACGCGACGCGCAGCGCGATCCTCACCGTCATTGCATGATCACCCCAGTCGGTAGGCCGAAGTCGCGTTGCAGCTTGAGCATCAGCTCGCGGATCTGCCGGGCCACCGCGAGCGGATCGAGCGCACCCTGCACGGTGATCTGCGGAGCGAACACCACCCCGCTGCGCGCGGCAGGCAGAACACCGGCCGCAGCCGGGGCCCCCACCGGGGTCGGCATGCGGCCCGCGTTCAGGGTGTCGAGGAACGGCTGTCCGAGCCGGGACACCGCGGACGCCTTCAGGACGTACTCGCCGTCTGACAGCCAGGCGGGGACGCTGTCGGAGGTGCTGGTGCCCGGGCCCCGGACGATGCCGCCGCCGGCGCGCGTGAGTACGCCGTTGACGATCCGGGACCTGTTCAGCGAGGAGTCGATCAGGTTCCGGGACACGACCGTCACGGTCACGGTCTTGGAGTGGATCGAGGCGAGCTCGGCCCGCGCCTTGGCTGCCTTGGCCTCCAGGTCGGAGATGTGCGCCAGCAGCTGGGACCGCTTCGAGGCGGGCACCGACGACAACTCGCCCTTGGCCACCGCGATCTGCTGCTCCCAGCTGGAGATGTTCATCTTCAGCCGGTTCTCGGCCAGCCGCGGCGCGACCTCCTGAGTGAAACTGCGCGTCTTCTCCTCGGCGGCGTTCAGGCCACCGACGAAGTTGTTGCGGAACGTGTTGAACTCAGCGCTCGCGTTACGCAGCTTGTCGCCGAGCCCGGGGATCCACCCGAAAGACGCAGTCGCTGCGTCGACGACCATGCCGACGCTGTCGACGGCCATGGTGGCGAATCCATTGAAAGCGGACACGATGTAGGGCAGGGTCCGCAAGGCACCCTCGGCCATGGCCATCAGGGCGCTGCCGAACATCCTCGCGTATTCCATGATCCCAAGCTTGTTCCGCTCGATCGACTCGTGCAGACGCTGCAGCGGGCCGCGGATGTTCTCGACGGAGGAGCCGGCGGGGAGGAACGCGTCGAGCATCGCGCGGCCGGCCGACTTCGCCGCCACGGCGAACGGCTCGAGCAGCAGCCACACGGACTTGATCCCGTACTCCAGGTCATGGAAGAAGGGATAGGCGAACCGCACGGCGGCACCGAGCCCCTCCAGCGCCAGCTTCAGCAGGTTGCCGGTGAGGATGAAGCCCTCACCCAGGGACGGGCCGAAGGTCCGCGCGACCTCGCCAGCGAACTTGCCCAGGGCGCCGAGGGTGGTGGTCAGCATGGTGAACAGGCCGGACAGGAAGCGGCTGGAGCCGTCGACTCCGGTCTGCAGCCCCTGGAACATGGAGGGCAGCCCCTCGCCGAGCAGGCTGCGCAGCCCGCCGGACAATGACTTCAGGGTGGGCTCGCTCGCTGCGCCGAAGCGGAAGAACCCCGTGGTCAGGCCGCCGAGTCCGCTGCTCAGTTCGCGTACAAACCTGTCGCCGAGCTGCAGGACGTGAAACAGATCCTGCTGGAACCCGGAGTCCTTCAGCAGCCGGCCGACCCCGGCCGCCGCGTCACCGAACCCCTTGCCCATGATGGTCGCCGCGTTACCGACGATCTTGAGCAGCGGCCCGGACTCCTTCAGCGCCTGGGTGAAACCGGGCAACATGGCCTTCTGGACCTCGTCGCCGAGCCCGGAGAACTCCTTCTTCGTCGCGACGAGTTCCTTGGTGAAGGCGCGCGCCTCGGGAGTCAGGCCCTTGAGTGCTGCCGCGTACTCCTTCTTCCCCTTGCCCGCAGCCTCGACGGCCTCGCCGACCCCGTCGAACCCGAGCTTCATGGTGATCGCGGCGATACCGAGCCCCGCGATCATGGGGACCAGGGCGCCGAGTGCAGGCAGCAGAGACAGCGCCGCGATCCCGGCCACGGCCCCCATGGCTCCGCCCAAACCGCCGCCACTGCTGCCGAGCTCAGCACCCGCTGCGCCGGCGGACGAACCGAGCCGGGTCAGGGAGGGGCGGGCACGGTCGGCACCGTCGCCGAGGTGGCGAACCCGCACAGAGCTGTGCTCCGATGCGTCGCCCACCTCCCGGACCTCGACGGCTGTACCGGCCGCCTCCCGGGCGAGTAGATCCGCGCTCTGCGCAGCTGTGACGAACCGGCCGCGCAGGTCACGGACCCGGCCTGCGGAATCGCGAGTGAACTGCTCCACCTGGACGTTCGCATGGTGCGCCGCGTCGCCCAGCTCGCGGACTGCGGGCGCGGCGTGGCGGGCGCCGTCGCCCATCTCGGTCGCGGCGTGGCCCGCGTCGCCGAGGTCTCGGCCGAGCTCCTGCAGGCCGCCGCCCGCCGCGCGGGTGAAGGCGCGGAGCTCGCCCCCTGACTCGTCCACCGCATCGTTCAGCCGGCGGTGGAAGCGCTCGGCGCTCTCGCCGATCCGGCGGAACACCGGGCTGAGGTTGTCGTCGCCGTCGAGGATGAAGGCCATGCGCTCAGCCACTGGACCCCCTCGCTGCATCGGTCTGGTGGCGGTCGATCCAGTCGCACAGCACGTCGAACTCGTCGACGGTCAGCTCGTCGACGTCACGAGGCCCGAGGTGCAGAAGGTGAGCGAACAGCCCGAGGTACCTCAGCCGTCGCTCGGCGAGTCCGCCGCCGTCTCTTTTGGGGGCGCGGCCGCGGCGGCAAGCGCCTCGTCAACGCTGTCCGGGTCCGCGGCGTAGTGCCGCAGGTCAGCGATTGCCTGCGGCTGCCGCTCCTCGGGAAGGCTGGCGATGTCCGCGGCGAACGCGGCGACCTCGCGCGCATCGAAGCGGCTGTACAGCTCGTCGACGGTGGGGTCGAAGTCGGCCCAACGCAGAGTCGGCTGAGACCGCTTCATCAGGACCCAGACGATTCCGCGGAGCGCCGTCGGGTCGTCGTCGCGCAAGCCGATCTTGAGGTCGGCCCACTTCATGTCCGTGGTCCGCTCGACGATCTGTGCCTCCGACGTCCGTACAGACCGGGCGTCGAAGTGCTGCTCCTCGCCGTCGGCAGGGCGGTACACGATGATCAAGGGAGCTCTCCTTCATTCGAGGCGCTGGCGGACGTCGTGCAGGATCCGCTCGACCTCGCGCTCCATGCGGGGCCGGTGCCGGCGGATCGTGGACTCCCACCACAGCGGGGTGGTCGTCTGGGTCGCCCAGCGGCGCCGGTTGCCGAACACCGGGTGCCGGATCCGGCCCGAGTTCAAGACCGTGGGCATGTTGCGCAGGTCGGGGGGCAGCGCGGCCCGGTCGATCCAGACCCGGGCCCCCGGGTTGGCGGTGCCCCGGACCGAGATGCGGATCGCCGCGGCGATCGTGGCCCGCAATGGCCGGGTGGTCGGTGACGGGCCGCTGCGGCCGGCGCCGCCCGCGCTGCGGATCGGCAGCGAGCGGACGGTGCGCTGCAGGTCGTTTCGCAGCGGCTCGGCGGCCCGCCGGATCCGCCGCTGCATGGAGGCACGGACCGGGGCGCCGGCCGTAGCGTGCAGCCGCCGGGACAGTTCGAGCAGGGTCCCGGTGTTGATGATCCGGATGTCCCGGGTCACGGCTACACCGTGGTGTCGGTGGAGATGTAGACGATCGACGGCTGGTTCGTGCCGTCGTACAGCGCGGTGAAGCCGTAGCTGGGCTTGACGACTTCGAAGCCGTCGATGTTCGGCGGCGCGTCATCGATCTTGATGGCGGGCAGTGTGATCCGGAACGTCTCGTAGTACGTCGAGGCGATGTTGGCGCCGACCCACTCCAGGACCAGCGACGTCGCCGCATCCGAGGTGTGCAGGTCATCGAGGGTGGTGGACACGTAGTCCATCTCGATCGTCCCGGTGATCTTCACCAGGTCGTTGGCGATCGGTTCCTTCTTCAGCCCCGACTGCCCGGCATAGAACCGGTCGGTGGCCATCGGCCTCTCGATCTTCACGCTCACCTTGCGGACGCCGTCGTGCGCCGTCTCCGACGCGAACGTGCCGGTCTTGACGGTGAGCTGCCCGAAGTGGAACGGGCTCCGGGCCGGGTAGCTGGCGGTGGCCAGGGTCTGCGTCTCGTCGCACGTCTTGCCGTCGATCTCCCACGACGACGTCAGCATGTCGCCGACCTCGCAGGAGAACTCCGCGCCGGTCACCTTGCAGCCGGTGAAACTCTTGTCGGTCACCGTGCCGGTCGTGAGCGGCACGCCCTTCTGAATCGTGAGCGACTTGCCGAAGGAGTCGGCGAGGGTGTGGGTCTGCAGGTAGGCGGTCGTGACTCCCTGCTGCACCGGGGTGACCGTGGTACCCATGAGGGCCTGCAGCAGCAGCCCCATCCCGCTGTTGGTGACCTCCATGTCGATCGACCCGGTGGCCTCAAGCTGGGTCAGCACGCGCCGGTTGGACAGAGGCAGCAGCCGGCCCGCGGCGATGCCCGCTGACTGGGCCGTGGTCTTCTTCAGGACCAGGGACTCCTTGGAGAACTCCAGGAACTTGGTCGGTGCCACGAACGTGCCGTAGGTGGACTCGGCGACGATGCCGAGCTGGCCGCCGAGGCCGGATCCGATCGCCATCAGACGTCACCCTTCTCGCTCTTCGCCGCGGCCTTCTTCGACGCGGTCTTCGGCTCCTCGACGCCCTCCCAGTTGGGGGGCTGGCAGACGTACCCGTCGTAGCGGTCATCGGGGACCTCGACGACCTCGTCGGGCTGGACGGTGCGCCCGCCGAGCTCGGGCACGGTCACCGGGACGTCACCGACGTAGCGGACCTTGGCCATGGGCCTTCTCCTTAGATGCGGGCCCGGCATCGGACCGTGAATGCGATGCCAGCCAGCACGCCGTCTGACTGGAGCTGGTACAGGTCGCCGGTGACGAGGTGCGCCCACAGCACGGCGCCGCCAAGGGTGGGAGCCTCGGGGGCCGCGTCGGTGGCGCGCAGCGCGTTCTCGGCCTCGGCCAGGAGCTCGAACGCCCGGGCCCGGCGGGCGGCCATGTCGGTGCCGCCGGCTCGGGACTCGGCGTAGCAGGCGATCTCGATGTCCTCGTCCCGGGTCCGGGCTCCGGCCGACGCGAACGCCTGGCTCAGACTCACAGCGGCGTCCGCCCCCGGCTGGTGCCCGACGTACAGCCAGTCCCCTCCGGTCAGGTTGTTCGTCGGGGGACCGTCCACGACGGTCACGCCATGCAGCCCGGGCGCGGACCGCAGGATGGTGAGCAGCCCGGCGACCGCGGCCGGGACGGCGGAGGTCGCCATCTACGCCACCCCCGGCGGGAGCCGGTGCGGCTCCATGAGCTGCATGGCCCGGTTCGGGATGGCGTACCCGAACCCGGCGACCGGCTCGGTCACCGAGAAGTCCTCGCCACCGCCGAGCCCGGACAGTGCGCGGCTCGCCCCGTACTTGGTGCGCCACAGGTGCTGGAGGATGATCCGCGCTGCCGCGCTGAGGTTGGACGGGACAACGGTCCGGCCGGCCACGTAGATGACCCGCAGCAGCGGCCCGAACAGCAGGCCGCCGTCGAGACGCCGCAGGATGCCGTTCGAGTCGGCGTGCAGCTCGGCACCGGCATACGTCTCGCCACCGGCCAGGACCCCCGCGGCGGACGTCACCGACAGCACCGGGGTCCGGCGCAGCGCCAGCGCGGCCACGCCCCAGGCCGACACTGTGTGATCCTCGATGACGGTCCGGCGGACGCACGGCCCGCACAGCGCCTCGACGAGCTCGGTGACCGACTCCAGCCAGGGCCGGATCTCCTCGTCGTGACTGGTGTCGTCAGAGGGGAGAGAGAGGTGCTGGCGAGCGTCCGCCAGGGACAGGATCAGCAGCGGCTCGGCAGCCCGGACGTCGAACACGTCGGTGTATGCCGCGGCCGGGGTGGTGAATGTCCAGCGGACCGCGTGGCGGCCAGCCTGGACGGTGGTGTAGTCGACGGCATACTCGCCCGTGCCGCTGGGCGGGTTCGTGACCGCCGGGGACGTGGTAGTCCCGTCGGGCAGGGTGATGGTGAGGGTAACGGTGCTGGCGTTGGTGAGCGTGCCACCCGCGTCGCAGCAGTCGGCGCGCAGGCGGACCGCGTCCCCGAGATCGAACGGCACGACTCGCTCCTACTCCGGGTCGACCTCGCCGAGGAGGTCACCGCGGTGCTTGAGGATGCCGGCGCGCGCCTGCCCCTCGGCTTCGGCGTCGAGGATCCGGCGGCGCTCGTCGAGGTCCGCGACACCGGCCAGCCGGGCCAGGACATCCTTCACATTGTCGGCGCCCGGGTCGTACCGCAGAGGCGGCGGCGGGGCGCCCAGCGTGCGAGCCTCACCGGGGACAGCCGTGGCCATCTCGGCGGCCCGCGCTGTGCGCGCCGCAACATGGGTGTCGGCGTCCTCGAAGAGATGACCATGGGTGCGCAGCACCGGATCCTTCTCGTCGACGAGCTGGCCCCCCGAATACACCCGCGGAGATCCATTCATCCAGATGGTGAACGCTGCCTTGCATCGCTTGATCGGCATGGAGGGTCCCTAGCTGTGTGAGATCGGCCGGCGCCGGGGGAAGGCGCGCACGATCGTCGCGCCGAACGTACCGCCCGACGTGGCGCCGGACGTGGTCACCGACGCGCGCAGGTAGCGCTTGGAGCCGATGTAGCCCAGCTCGTAGAGCACGTCGTCGTCGGCCGCCACCAGCGTCGGTGCCGAGCCCTGAAGGTCGGCGGCCGCCACGGTGCCCCAGGCGCTGTTGTCGTCGGACTCCTGGAGGATCACGGCGTGCGAGCCGTCGGTCATCGTCCCGGTGTGGACGATGAGCATTGCCGACCGGCAGGCGTCCTTGTTCTCGTTCAGATCCACAGTGGTGCCGTTGACCGTTCCGTTCGTGCGGGTTGCGACGGTCAACGTGACCTTGGCCCGCGCGAGGCCGTACAGGCTGTTGCGCATCAGTTCTCCTTCCGGAAGGCGGGCCCCCGCCGGCACGGCGGGGGCACTGCAGGGTTAGGTGACGTTGAGCATCCGGAACGCGCCGTCGTTCACCGAGTCGGCGCCGACGCGGTAGTACGCGTACCAGCCGCGCTGACCGGTAGGCCGCCGGTTGGAGCCGACCAGGTGCGGGATGAACTCGACGGTGACGCCGACCCGGTCAGCGATCACGTAGTTCGACCAGTCGCCGTACACCGCGAGGTAGTTCTCCGCCGCGGCCGTCACGGTCCCATCCATGTCCTCGGACTCCAGGGCGGTACGGCCGAGGAGCTGACCGGGTACGTCGGCACCAATGCGCTCCCACATCTGTGCCCCGCCACCGGAGTCGAACTGGCGGATCAGGTTGTAGACGGCCCTGTTCGCCAGCCACGCGGCGTTGGCCCGGTACCGAGCCGGCAGCGCGTTGTCGACCTTGTAGATGTCCGCCGCGGCGAAGGTATCGGTGGTCGTCGAGGTGACGATCGAGCTGGTGCCGGTCAGAGCGGTGATGATGCCGGTCGGCTGCCCGGAGCCGGTGCCGGTAGCAAACGCCGCGCTCTCCAGGACGTCGCGGCCGAACGCCAGTAGGCGGGCCACCTCCATGGTGACGTTGGCTTCGTCCTCGAGGGCCTCGATCGAGATCGGGACGAAGCCGGACGCCTTGTAGATCGGGACGCTGGGCTGCGCGAAGGTCGTGGTGTCATCGGACACCTCGGCGCCCTCCGCGTCCCAGCTCCAGGACACGGCACCGCTGCTCACGCCGTTCCAGACATCGCCGGTGGCTACGACCTGCCGGGCCACCTCGCGGATCTGGTTGCGACTGCCGTTGGCGGTGATGATCACGGTCGGGTCGAGCTGGAACGGCACCAGGTAGCCACCGGCGCTGTCGGTGAGCGACATGGCCCGCTCCAGGGCCCCCTGCTCCTCCGGCGAGATCAGGTGCCCGCGGCCACGTGCGACCTTCGACCAGGCACGCAGATACTCCGGGCCAGACGTGGCCAGGCATAGCTTGGCGATCCGGGAGTCACTGTCATCGAACTCTTCGATGATGCTCGTGCCAGCGGCCCGGACGCGGTCGTTGGCGCCGGCCATCTTCTCGATCGCGGACAGCGCGCGGGCCCGAAGCTCGTGCGCCACCGCCTCCTTGGACCGAGAGAAGGTGCGCACCTCGGAGAGGTCCCAGGGATTGCGGAACCGGCGGTCTTCTACGGAATCGGGGTTGTGGATGGGGTCGAGGTCGTACCCGTCGGAGCCATACGACGTCCCGGCCGCAGCACGGACGGCCGTGGCGGAGGGGCGGCGGTCGCTGACCGCCGAGGCGGAGCGGACCCGCTCCAGCGCTGCCAGCCGCTCCAGCTGCCGGCGGTGCTGGTCGACCTCACCGAACTCCCGGGTGAGCTCGTCGAACTGCTGCTCGTCCTCGGCGGTCAGCTCAGCCTTGGCGCCGAGGCGCTCCAGCTCGGCCTCAATGTCCTTCAGGCGGATCTTCGCCTGGGGGTAGGAAAGCTCCATGATTCACGCGTCCTTCGCGTCGATGAGCGCCAGCGTCTGGCGCATGCGGTCCCGGGCCTCGGTGATGTACGCCCGCAGACGCTCACTGGCCAGGGAAGGGGACGGGTGCCCATCGGCGGGCGGCGCGTCGGTCGTGCTGAGTGCAGGCGGGTGCTCTGGAGCGAGCGGCGCGCCTTGGATCTGTCGGAGCGAGTCGCGGACGGCGACTGCCATCCGGTCCGGGTCGATGTCGCCGCTGATGTCGACGACGAGGTGGTCGCCGCGCCGCGGTTGCCCGGGGCGGCCGAAGAGCAGCGAGGTGGCCACCTCGCGGCGCAGGTTGGGGTCTTCGGGCACCACCGGCGCTGCGGCGTCCCGAGCGAGGGACTGGCGGATTTGCCGTGCGGCATGGCCGTCGTGGACCAGCTCGTCGGCCATGCCGCGGGCCCGCACCGACACCTCAGTCCCGCCGTAGGCCGGGAACACTACGGGGCCGAGCTCGCGGCACCGTACCTCGATGATTTCCCGCTGGAGCGGACCTCGGTCTCCGGGCATCCACAGCAGCTCGCCGACCTGTTCGATCGGTACGAGCTTTCCGGCGGCGTCGCGCCACTCCTCGCGCACCACCTCGAACCGGAAGGACATGCCGTTCACGGTCTTCTCGGCGATCGCGTCGCGGATGGGCTGCATCAGCCAGTTGTCGGAGATGCGGCCCTCGACGTACAGGCCGTGGTCGTCCTCGCGGAGATCGGTGATCGCGCCGATCGGAATCGAGCCGATGAGCGGGTGCCGGCCGTGGTCGAACTGCATGACCGGCGTCGACTCCCGGATGGTCTTCCGGAAGGCTCCCTTGCGGACCGTCTCTGTGAAGGTGCCCTCCCAGGAGTCGATCTCGGTGCTCTCGCCGAAGACTGCGGCGTACCCGGCGAGGGTGCGGCCGTCGTCGGCCTCCCCGCCGGCTGGCGCCTCGGCGCGGAACGGCGCGGACCTCACCAGGTCGCGCGCGACGGCATGGACTGTGCCCATCACGGGCCCTCCTCGTCGGTCGGTGACGCCGGCTCGGCGGTCGGCATGCCGGGGGTCCCCGGCGGCTGGAGCATCACGGAGAACAGGCCGGTGTGGACCAGCAGGCTCAAGTCCTCGGAGTCGACCGCGGCGACGACGGACTCCGGGGTGTACCCGGAGTCGGTCAGGGCGCGGATCGTCTGCGAGCGCCGCCACACGATCTCGGCGGCGTCCTTGCGGTCCTCCCGGAGGAACGGCACGTCACGGGGGTCGTACCAGAGCCGCGAGGAACCTCCGATAGGCCCGATGAGGTGCGCAAAGCTCCCGGCGACGTTGGCCCACAGCGGGTGGACCGTTCCGTCGGCGAAGCGGCGGCGGGCCTGCGCGTAGTTGGAGTACGTCGCCGCGGCCAGGCCCTCGGACAGGCCGACGATGACGGGCGGCACGCCGGCCGCCGCCGCGATGCGGGTCTCACCGGCTCCCTGAACCCGGGAGAAATCCATCTGAGAGAAGGAGTTGCCGACGACCGTCACATCGGCGCCGCCGCCCAGGTACAAGGTCTTGTAGGCGTTGTGGGCGCCCTTGTGGCCCGCGTCCATCTTCGCGGCGAACTTCTCGAAGGCGTCCGGGGTGATCTCTCGCGGCATGCTGACCACAAGGTTCGGGGTGGCCGCGTTCTCGAAGAAGCGCGCCTTGTGGGCCGACATCAGCCCGTCCGTGCTGGTCTCCCGGAGGATCGGAGTCATCCATGACATGCCCCGGTACGTGGCCAGCGGGTCGGGCTTCGGGGCGAAGTGCGCGACCTCGTCGACCAGGAGTGCTACCGGCTCGGCGCCGGAGTGGATGCCACCCTCGGTGTACAGGTAGCCCAGCCGGCGCCAGCCCAGCACCCCGCTACGGAACTTCCGGGGCTCGAGGACGATCTGCACCCAGTCCGGGCGCATCCTGACGAGCTCGTCGCCGTCCCGTGCCCAGTAAGCGTTGCCTGCGAGGTCGGCGTCCTGGATGACACGGGCCAGGAGATCCTGGGTCGTGCCGCCGGGCCAGGGGTGCTCCAGCAGGGCGAGGTCGGCCGTCCCGAACATCTCGGACGGCCGGCCCTTGTGGAGGCGCTGCCAGGTGAACCGGACGGAGGAGAAGACGTCCTTCCTGACGTCCATGCAGCTCGACAGCACCCCGTTCGTAGCCGCGCGGACCGCATACGTCCGGAAGTCGTTCGGGACGGGCTCAGCGGCCTGCCCCGGCAACGTCAGCTGCACCCCCAGAGGGTTGTACGCCCCGCCCACGGCATTGACGTAGTCCTCCAACGAGGCGATCTGCCGCTCCTCGGCCGGAGCCCGGCGCCCTCTGGACGCCCGCCACAGGGTCGTCATCCGCTACCCCTCCCATCACGTCGCGGCGGGTCCACGTCGGCCACCAGCAGGCAGTACGCGGCCAGCAGCACCCCGCCTACGACCAGGCCGAGGGCCAGGCCGAGGCCGAGGCCGGTCCCGGCAGCGACGAGGGCCCCGCCCAGGACGGTACCGGCCCGCGCCAGGCCGGCGCGGCTCACAGAAAGACGGCCCACGGCTCCGGCTCCTCCTCTGGTGTGTCGTCCCTGGTCCGCAGGCCCCAGGCGGCGAGGGTCACGGCGACGAGTGGGCTGATGTCGACCGAGACCCCGCGGCGGGCCCAGGCCCATGCCTCGCCCAGCTCACGCTTCCGGGCTCCGGCGAGGGACGCGGCGAGCGGCGCCTGGTCGAGGTGCACGAGGGTCTGCTCCGTGACCGCGTCGTAGAACTGACCGCAGGCCTGGGCCACTTCCCTGACCCGGGGCACGGTCACGGTGAGTCCCGCCCGCTCCAGGTCGGCGATCAGTGCGCCTGCCGGGCCGCCGCCGTCGATGACCCAAGCGCACGGGTTCCAGCGTTCTTGCAGGTCAAGTGCCCTCTCTAGGATCCAGCCGACGCCGGGCCGGTGGTCGACGACCTCGACGTGCACCGCGTTGCCAGACACCCCGGCAACGGCGATCGCAGCGTGTGACCGCTCTGGAGTCATGTCGATTGCGAACGCCACCGGGTCGGACGGTGTCGAGTCGCTGTCGGCGAGGGCCCGCCAGGCATCCTGACCGATGACGGACCAGGTGTCAGTCCGGTCGGACGGGTAGTCGCCGACGCCGAGCCGCTCCCGGGCAAACACGGCTGGCGACATGCTCAGCCGCTCGCGCTCGATGTGCTCGGACGTGATGCGGAAGCCGAGCGCCGGGTTCGCCTTGGCCCATGCCGCCGCATCGCCCTGGTCGTCGTGCTCGGTGCAGCTGGCTGGGCACTCGACGAGGTGGGGGTCGATAGACCACTCGAAGTAGGCCAAAGAGGGGTCGGGTTCGCCCTCCAAAGCCCGCAGGGCCCGTTCCCGGAGCCTGCCGAGCTGCACGGACGGCCCTCCGATGCCTGACGAACCCAGGTACCAGATCTGCGGGTTCGGCCGGGCCGACATGGTGGGCATCAGCGCGCCCATCGCCTCGTCGCCGAGGTGCATCGCCTCGTCGAGGATGTTGGTGTCCCCGGAGAAGCCTCTGCCCGAGCCGCCGGACCGGGCGAGGAACCGGAGCCGCTGGCCCGAGAGCAGCTCGATCGACTCCTCGCCGGTGGTCCGTCGGACCCTCGCCACCCGCCTCCGCAGGTAGTCACTGTTCGTCACCAGCGCCGTGACCCGCCGGAACGCCTCGATCGCCGTCTTGAACTCGTGAGCGCTGTGCAGGATGAGCTCCTCGCCGAGGAGGAACAGGCCGGCCAGCTCCCGGGCCTCGATGATGGCGCCCTTGCCGTTCTGGCGAGGGACGTTGACCGCGACCTCGAACGCGGACCAGCGGCCGTCTGCGCGCTCGCCGAGGCCGAGGTCGAGGATGTGCTGCTGCCAGGGGTCGAGCTGCAGCCCGGCGAGGGCAGCGAGCTCGACGGCCTCTTGGCCGGAGGAAGAGAGGAAGGGCGGCGCGATGTGGAGCCGGGGCCGCTGGGCGCCGCGGGGGTCAGGCGCCACGGCGTGCGGCGCGTCGAGCAGCGAGGTCATCGAGCTCATCCCCCTCCGCCTTGCCGGGCGCGACCGCGCGGAGCTTGTCGAGAGTGGCCCGCAGTTCTCGGCCGACCACTGCCGCGCTGGTCGGGGCCTCCGCGTCATCGAGGTGCTGGGCAAGGGTGATCGCGAGAGCGCAGAGCCCGGGCGCGAGGTGCGCGACGCCGAGCGCGAGGATCTCCTCCCGGGTGGCCTGCTCGTTATCGATCTTGGCCACCTCCCCCGTGACAGTGTGTGACGGTTACGGAGAGTCGCTAAATCAGGAACGCTGCCATTCCCGAAGTAGATCTTGAAATCGGCCTGCGCAAAAAACCGGGCGACAAGTGCGGTTTGGGTCGCCCGGCGCCTTGAAATCCTCGACGGCCATAGGCCCCTCCCCCCGGGGGGTCGGGGGGTCGCAGTGTCGCGATCCGTGATGAGCTTTCGATCATGGTTCGGCGCCGCGCGGCCCAGCGGGCCGGGGCAGGCGGTGGGGTGGGGGAGCGGCTGCCGCTCGGGCTACCAGGGGCGGGAGGCCTGCGTACCGGTGCGCTCGCCCACGGTCCTACCCCGCCGGCTGTACCACCGGGTGGCCACCGCCTCCATGCCTGTGTGGCGCATGTCGCGGACGCGCTGCATGACGATGTCCCGGCCGGGGTCGACCACGATGATCTTCGCGCCGAGTCGCGTGTACCGGGCGGTGGCCTTGGCGCTGGGCATGGTGTGGATCAGGTAGACGTCGGTGGCCTCACGGTGTTTGACCGCCTCATCGATCGCGGCGAAGCGCGCCCGGAGGGAGACCTTCCGGAGGATCTCGTCCTGGTTCCAGTTGGGGGCACCCGGCCCGGAGAGAGCGAGGGTGATGCGGTCGAGGTCGATGACGATGTCGGTGGCCTGCGCGCGGGCGGCGATCCAACTGCTCTTGCCCGCAGCCGGAGGGCCGGTCACGACGTACAGCATGCAGCCCGCCTCCTCACGCCTGGCGTTCGCGCTCCATCAGCAGGTTGGCGGTGGACAGCCAGGAGCAGGCGAGCTGGTCGAGCCTCTCCATCAGCGCGAGATTGGTCTCCAGCTCCGCTTGTTGCAGCAGTCGGGCGGCGTTGCCGATGGCCTCATCCACGGTGAGCACGTCACCACCTCCTTGACGTCCCGGGTGTACGGACGGTTAGCCGGTTGCCGCGGCGGGAGTTGCACCGCCGGTGCGCACTGCGGGCATTGGCCGGATCGAGGAGGTCGCCGCCCTTGGACAGGGGGACGAGGTGGTCGAGGGTGAACGCGGCCGGGTGGCGGCCGGCTTCGGGGCCGGTGATCTCATACGGGATGTCCTGGCCGCAGATCCAGCAGGGCAAGCCGAGGGACCGTTGTCGGGCGCACAGCGTCCGGTACGGGCGCCCGTTGCGGGGGTTACCGGCCACGGCCGCCACCTCGTCATGTTGCCGGTACGGTCCACTCTGCAGGCTCGGGGAGGAGCTTGGTGGTGTACAGGGCCTTGGCCGGCCGCTGGGCGGAGGGCACGGCATACACGGTCTTGCCGCGGACGCAGTCACCTTCCTTGACAGTGGCCTCCCACGGGTATTCCGGCTTGGGGAAGTCACCGAACGTAGTGCCGCTGGGCTCGATGCGTGTGCCGTCGGTGTAGGAGAGGACCCAGGGGAACCGCGACGTGCTGACGGTGCCCTTGGTGCTGCAGACCTTGAGCTCCAGAGCTGCCCACACGTAGCCGTCGGTGCCGTTCTCCTCGTCGGCGCTCTGCTGCGCCCTGACGCCCTGCTGGTATCCGATGACCGTGGCTGTGGCGACGGAGCCGTCTTGCGCGGCGCTGGTGGTCACCGTCTGGCCGAAGGCGAGCGGTGCGGCGCGGGTGGCACTGGGTGAGGCGCTCGCGGAGGCTGAGGACTGCGCGGTGCTCGGCGAGGGGCTGACGGCGGGCTTGTCGTCCTGGGTGCTGCTGCAGGCGGTGAGGGCGAGCAGGAGTGCCGTGGTGCAGGCGGCTGTGGCGCGGGCGTGCATGTGGTCCCCCAGTGCGGTGGTGGTGAGGGAGCATCATGCGCGGGGCCGGGCGTCGGCCGTGGCCGAGTTGCCGTTTCGTGACGCGTCAGGTCACGGTGAGTGTTCCGGCGCGGCGAACGATCAGCTCGTCGTTGGGCGGGTCGATCTTGATCCAGACGTGCCAGTCACCGCGGGTGAGTGTGGCGGCGCCGTCGGGCCCGACGAGAACGCGTGCGGTGCTGCTGCCGTCCCACTGGCCGTTGACCCACTGGCCAGAGCTGGGGTTCGCCCGGTTCGCCGCGGGGAGGAACGCGAACTGCGGCGCGGTGCCGGTGAGGTCGATGCCGGCGGGCGCGGTCGTCACGGCGACGCTGACGTACTCCAGGCTGCTGGCGGGGATCACCACGGTGCTCGAACCTCCCAGCCTGGCGTAGGGGCGGCGACGGCCCAGCGCGCGGCCGGGGCACCGACGGTCAGGGTGATGTCCGGGTCGAACAGGCCGACGCTCGGGGCATACACGGCCGCGGTGGACTCGATCCGTCCCGGCGTCGCGGTGACCGGCCCGGTGGTGAGCGCGGGCGCGTACAGGGCGCCGGTGGACTCGATGCGCGCGGGCGTGGTTGTGACGGCACCGGGGGCCGCGGCGGCCGCGTACAGCGTCGAGGTGGACTCGATGCGCGCGGGCGCCAAGGTAGCGGCGCCCGGGGCCAGGGTGGCCGCGTACAGCGTGGCGGTGGACGCGAGGAGTGCGGGGGAGACGACCTGGTCCCCCGGGGCGATGGCGAGAGTCCAGGCGGAGCCGAGGGCGGACTGGTCGGCCGTCCAGACGCGGGAGCCGATCGTCCCGGACACGGTGGCGTCGGAGTCGCCCCACGCGCCGGAGCAAGCGCCGCTGCCGGAGGTGGTGAAGGCCTGCGCGCGGCGGGTGTGCCCCGCGGGCGCGGTCCAGGCCGCCGTCTGCGGTGTCGCGGCGCCGCGGGAGTCCCAGACGATGCCGATCTCGCGGCTGGCCGCGCCCACTGAGCCCAGGGACGGGGTCGTCTTGGTGGTGGCGGCCACGGACGTGTTGGACGCGGAGGCGATCGGGTTGGATGCGAGCGCGCCGCGGACGCGGCCGAGGAGGAGCACCTGGCGGATGGCCCCCGTGTTCGGGGTGACTGTGATGCTCGCGCCGAGGTCGCCGGCCTCGGCGATGCGCCACCACAGCTGGGACATATGCCCGGACTGCATGGCGGTGCCGAGGCTGGTCCAGGCGCCGGCGCCGCCGGAGATGGAGAACGTCCGGCTGCCGGACGGCATGACGCAGGCGGCGAGGAGGAGGTCACCGACGGCGACTGACCCGTCGTTGGGGACGGTGGCCGAGGCCGAGTTGCCGGAGGAGAGGGTGACGGTGTCGGCGAGGTGGGCGAGTTGACCTACGGCCATGGCGCTACCTCACAGAGCGAAGATGCCGGAGGCGTTCCACTGGATGGTGATGTTGCCGCCGTTGGGGGTCACGGTGATGCCGTCGACGTAGGCGATCAGCTCGGCGGTCGCGTCGCTGCCGGTGTGGTGGTAGAGGATGACCGCTTCGACGCTGTCGCCGGTGACCGAGGAGAGGGTGACGTCCGCGGCGTCGAACACGCCACTGGTGATCGTCTTGGAGCCGAGTGCGGCGGACACGGCGACGCGAGCGGGCGCGGGGACGTCGTCCAGGAAGTCGTGGGCTGCGCTGTACGCGTAGTCGGCGCTGTCGATGATGATCGCGCGGATGTCGGCGCTGCTGAGGTTGATGCCGCCGCCGAGGAGCAGCTGCTTGAAGGCGGGGTAGAGCGCGCTGGCCACGGGTCCTCCCGGTGGTGATCGGCGGGGTGGCGCCCGGGGCCCTCGACCCGGGCGGTTGTCCCCGCTGAGGTGCCTGTGATCCGTCTGTGACGTGCGAGAGCCCCGCACGGTGGCGGGGCTCTCTGAGGTTCGTGTCCGGGCATGCCGGGCGTGCCCTCACTGTTACACCTGCGACTAATGCCAGTCAAGCGGCCTGTGGCGTTAGTCGGGCTTGGAGTTCGTTGAGGTCGACGAGGGTTCGGCCGGCCTTGTCGTGGCCGTGGTGGGTGAGGTGTCCACGGTGGAGCCAGACGCGGATGGTGCCGGGTCTGGCTCCGGTGGCGGCGTGGGCGGCGTAGAGGTCGACGAGGAGCGGCTCGGGCATGACTCCAGTGTGCCGCTACTGCCGGCCGGGGTCGCGGCTGAGAGGGCAGCGGGCGAGGGCGCCGTGCGGGTCGCGGTGCAGGACGTTCTTGGGCGGCTCGCCGGGCGTCGAAGCTGATGGTGCCGCCGCAGCCGCAGGGTTGAGTGATCATGATTCCTCCAATTGAGTATCCGTCCCTTACTTCAATCACGGCGGTGCGGACAGGGCGCGGACCCCAACTTTTCTCGGGGTGTCCGCTACGGGCAGCCGCAGCCGGGCTTGGTCCACCACCCGCAGTTAGTGCAGTAGGTGGGGTTCGCGCACAGCCTGTGGATGAGGGCGTGGACGTGGCGTCGCATGGGCTTGTCCTGGTGGTCTACGGCCCGGTCTACGGGCGGTCTACCGCCTCTTCCGGAGGACTTTGACCTGCGTCTACATCGCCGGAAGGGGCGGGAAGGGGTTCGCGGGGGAGTAGAGCTTCGATGTCGGCGGCCTTGATGCCGGACAGGCCGGTGACGGCCCCGATACGGAGGCTCTTGTGGATTGGGAGCTGGCAGGCGACGAGGAGCGCGCGGATCCGGGCATCGTCGAGGTGCTGGCCGGCAGGGTGGCCCTGAAGGGCGTCGTACAGCTCGCGGAGGTGAATGCCGGGCCGGTCGCCGATGAGGCCGAGCAGGCCGTCGAGGAAGTCGCCTTGGAGCTGTTCGAGGCTCGGCGGGACGGGCCGCCCTGCGCGCCAGGCGGCGACGGCCAGGGCCGCCGCGGCGGCCGGTCCGGCGAAGGGGACTTCCGGGAGCGCCTGGCCGACGTGGCCGAGGGCGTAAGCCGCCACCCCGTAACGGAGAGCGAGGCTGCCGATGGTGTCGCCTGCCAGGCGGCGGCCGAGCTCTCGGGCAAGGGCCCGGCCGCCATCGGTGAGCTGCTGCGCGTGGTCGGCCCGCCGATGGAACCAGCACTGGCACGGCGGTCCGGGCGCCTCACGGAGTGACGCGAGGTCGTCCGTGAGGTCGAGGGTGTCGTCCTCGGGGCCGATCACGTCAGGCGTTGCCGACGAAGGTGGCGAGCATGCCGCCGACGCTGCCGAAGAGGCCGCCGATGAGCGCGCCGACCTGGGTGCCGGACAGGGACAGGCCGAGGCCGAGGCAGACGAAGCCGGGGAGGAGGTGGAGTTTCTTGGTGTCCTTGCCGTGCTTGTGCATCTGCCAGGCCCAGCCGGCGAGGACGATGACGAGCAGGACGGAGATGGGGACGGAGCCGCCCTGTCCGGTGGGAGCGTTGGGTGCGGCCATGGTGTGGGCGCTGGCGGTATCGATGGCGGCGAGCAGACTGGTCTTCACGTGTGGGTCCTTCAGTACGAGAGGGCGACGATGGCCGCGATGAGGGCGAGGGCTCCGAGGACGGCCCGGGCGAGGAGTTTGTGTGCGCGGCTACCGGCGGGCAGGAGGCGCAGGAGGATGAGCGCGGCGAGGATGGTGAGGAGTCCCCAGTAGCCGAGCCCGTGGTAGGTGATCACGGGTAGAACCCCGTCCGCTCGCGGTCGCTCTGGGGCTTGGGCTTGCGCCGGTCCCGGGACAGGACGGTGCGGACGTAGGGCTCATCGACGGTGATGCGGTTGATGCGCTGTACGCGGTCGACGATCTCGGCGGCCTTCGGCTTGGCGCCGAGCGCGGCGGCCGCGTCACGGATGGCCTGGGCCTTGTCGACGGCCAGGGGGCTGGTGACCTGGGGCGCATCATGCGGCGCATCAGGTGCATCGTCACGTTCAAGGGTGATGCTGGCCGGGGTGCGGCCGAGGATGAGGGCGACCTGGACGGCGTCGACGATCACGCCGTAGGTGATGAGAAGCGCGGCCAGCTCGGCGGGTGGCATATCAGGCTGCGCACCATGAGCGATGCGGATCGCATCACCCGGGTCCATTTCGGCGAACCTCTCGCGGAGCACCGCGGTCGCGGTCCGGTCCTTCGGGGGCGGGGTGGGCGCCCGGCCTGCTGCCTCGATGTGGTCGAGGGCGCGGCTCTTCATGGCTTGGCCGGCTTTGCCGGGTGCGAGGAGCCATGCCCAGCCGCCGAACGCGGGTGGCCGGTAGGGCTGTTCGCCACGGCTGGCTCGGGCGGCAGCCCGTGGACCGGCCCAGGCGAGCTCGGACACTGCGAGGAGGGCGAGGGTGGGGACCGAGAACAGCACGCTGGCAGCGGGGCCGCCGTCGATCAGGTCGGCGTGGAAGTCGTTCAGGTAGACGCTGGTGCCAGCCATGGCGAGGGTGGCTAGGCGGGCGCCGACGGCGGAGCGGCCTTCCTTGGATGCCTCGGAGGCGAGGTGCTGGCAGGCGTAGGCGATGCCGTCGAACACGGCGACGGCTGCTGCGGCGACGACCTCGGGCGCGTCGTAGTGGCGGCCGACGGCGTACAGACTCCATCCGGCCGTCAGCAGGGCGGCGAGGGACACCACGGAGCGGGCGAGCCGCCACGCGGTGATGGCCCCGGCCATGCTGACGAAGCGTGAGCTGGGGTTCACCGGTCACCCCCACTCACGATGCCGTCGAGCTGGCCTGCGAGGGTCCGCAGGTGCACGGCGTGGACGGTGAGGGTGGCGGCGAGCTGCCGGAGGCCGGCGGGGTCGAGGGTGCGGGCGAAGCCGCCCTCTTCGATGTACAGGCCGGTCTCGCGGCTGCCGCTTCCGAAGGGATACTGCGTGAGCATCGCCCTGAACAGCTCGTCGCCGTCGAAGCGGAAGATGTGCTCCGGCCCCGTGTGGCTGAGGTCGGCCTTGTACTGGGGCAGCCGGATGTCGTGCTGGGTGCACCAGGCCGGGCAGGTGAGGGTGATCAGCCCGTGGTCGACGGTTGGCACAGTGACGGTGCGCGGCGCGTTCATGCGGTCACCCCCTGGGCTGCGAGGCGCAGCTGGGCGGCGTACTCGTCGCGAGTGGTGCCGGGCCGGACAGCCGGGGCGAGGGCGAGGATCTCGCGCTCGGTGGCGATGGCGGCGGAGCAATCGGCCGTGTGCAAGAGGCCGGCGTACCGGTGTGCTTCGGTGACGCGTGTAGCCTCGTCCATGGGGTCCTGCGGGTCGACGACGATGAGCGTGTCGGCGATGCACTGCAGGAGGGTGCGGCAGATCTCGGTGGGGTGGCTGGTGATCTCGGTCATCGTGCACCGCCGGGGCGGGTGGCGCGGACGCGGCGGAGGGCCTCGTCGGGGTTCGGGTCGCTGTCGCCCGGGTGGTGGGTGCCAGCGGCGGCCAAGCGCCTGCTGGACAAGGGGGCAGGGGCGTGTTCGTGCGCACGCGCCGTAAGCTTCGGCATAGCCGAGTCCTCCTGGTTAGGTCAGGAAGTACTGGGTCAGGGAGTCGGGCGACGCGCGCGCCTTCCGGGTGTTCCACCACCTGGAAGAGCTGTCGTCCGGCTCCCGCTCTATTCGGTTGTGTCGGGGCCCGGTTCGCCGGGCCCGTTCTTCTTGATCGCCTTGTCGATGGCGTTCCAGCTCTTCCCCAGAACCCGAGCTACTTCGGCTACGGATCCGAGTTCGGCGACGCCTTCGAGCAGGGCTCCTGCTCTGCGTTTGGCGGCTTGCGACACCTGGAGTTGGAGCTGTTCCACCAGCTCGTCTTCCTGTAGGACGCGGTCCCGCCAGGACTTCGCTTCCATCTCCTGAAGCGTATCCAACCCTGGGTTGGATTGCAAGGATGTGGTGTTCAACTCGGCTGTACTCGAGCGAGGTTGGCCTTCGCGGCCTCTATCGTCCGGACCGCCGCGGCGTAGTGTCTGATGCAGATCAGGGCCTCACCATCGGGGTCGATGGCCTCGCCGGTGCAGCGGTTACCCCAACGGTCGGTCATCCGGCACGTCACGATGCGCTCTGCCATTGCCCTGCCTCCTTCTGCTCGTCGTGGTCCATCCAGGCCTTCAGGCCGGGCCAGGTCGCCGGCGGGTAGGTGCAGCCGCACCAGTCGCACGCCACGGCCTTGGCGCCGGAGTAGTGGCGGAGGATCGCCCCGCAGATCACGCCGCTCGTGTCCACGGAGGGGCAGGCGCCGAGGCGGGTACCTCGGTCGCTGCGGTCGCGCGGGTCGACGATGGAGACGACATCGCGCACGAGGTCTCGGATCTCCTCAGCGAAGGTGCCCGCGTCGGGCCAGGACACGGAGACCCAAGGCATGTGGTTGACCAGCTCGCGGACCGCGGCGCTCAGTCGTGCCGACACGGAGCCGACCGCGGAGGCCGGCCCCATGTCCCGGGCCGCACGGACAGCGGCGACCCAGTCCTCAACGATCCCGGTCATGCCGCCCGGGCCGCGCAGGCTGAGCACGATCTCGGACACCGGCATCGGCGCCGACACTGCCGCCGCCCGTCGGGCGGGGCTGCTGCCGCTCCCCGGAGTGAGGAACGGCAGCAGCTCGTCATACAGGCCGGGTAGGGCGGCCAGCCGGCCGACGGTGGCTTTCGTGCAGCAAGGGCAGAGGTGGCCGCCGGTCTCGTCGGGCTGGTTGCACAGCAGGCAGACGCTCACGGCGTCTCCCCGTCGACGAGCACGGCGCGCCACCCGTCGGTCGCCCTGTACTTCCGCGCCTGGGTGGCGGTCGCCTCGGCGTAGGCCTCGGTGCGACGAGCCTCTCGCACGGTGCTGATGGACGACGCGAGCAAACAAAGCACGACGCCGAGCTCCATGCCCGTGGCGAGCCAGGCGATCTCGTCGGAGGTCATGACAGGTCCCTCCGTCCGCCGACGTCGAGCAGCTGCTGGATGCGGTCGGCGAAGTCGTTCTCGCCGACGGCGCGCGCCCCGTCACGGAGCTGCTCCATGCCCGCCCGGTCGATGGTGAAGTCGGGTCGTCCGAAGGCGTCGGTTACCGGCCGGCTATCGACGCCGAGGCTGGCGGTGACGGACTTGAAGAGGGCGGCGTTGAAGGGTGGTGAGGCGGTCACTGCTGACTCCCGTCGGTTACGAGGCGGAGGGCTTGCGTGGGCGGGTCGGACTGCTCCCATCCGTTGAGATCGATCAGCGAGGCGAATAGGTCGGCCGCAGCGGATCGGGTGATCAAGGTCTGGTCGTCGGCCCACTGCTCGGTCAGGGCGTGCGCCCGGTCGAGAGCGCGGTACAGCCTGTCGGTGCGATCGCGCAGTGGGTCGGCGGTAGCGGCGCGATGGGGGTGCTGCAGCCGTGTGGGTACGCCCGCAGGTGCGGGGCGCTGCCCCGCACCTGCGCGAGCCTCTGACCCATGCAGACCTGCGTTGCCGTCTGAGCTAAGCGGGGTCGGACGGTCGTGGTCCATCGGCTTAGAAGGGGGGCTCGTCGGAGTAGCCAGCGGCCGCCGGAGCTGCCGCGGGGGCCGCCGACTGGCTGCCCCATCCGCTGGCCTGTGCAGCGGGGGCGGGGTGCTGCGCAGGGGCGCTTGCGGCCTGACTGCCGGCCGGGTTCTTGGTGACCACGGCGCTGGCGCGGAGGAGCGACGGACCGACCTCGTCGACGTCGAGCTCGTACACGGTCCGCTTCACCTGCTCGCGGTCCTCGTAGGAGCGCTGCTTGAGGCGGCCCTGGACGATGACGCGCATGCCGCGGGCGAGGGTGGCGGCGGCGTTCTCGGCGGCCTGGCGCCAGACGGAGCAGGTGAGGAACAGGCTGTCGCCGTCCTCCCACTCGTTCGTCGTCTTGTTGAACACGCGAGGGGTCGAGGCGACGCGGAACTTACAGACGGCGGCGCCAGCGGGGGTGAAGCGGAGCTCGGGGTCGTCGACGAGGTTGCCGACAATGGTGATCACGGTCTCGCCTGCCATGGCGGACTCCTTCAGGTTGAGTGTTCGCGGGATGCCGGGGGGAGGCCAGCCCGGTTCCTGCGGGCCGGTCGTCAGGCGGGTCAGTCGGTGATGCCGGCGCTGGCGAGGAAGGCCGCGTTTTTGACGGGGTCCTGCAGTTCGCGTGCGCTATCCACCCAGACCGCGTGCATCCTGGGGGCGGCGTCCTGGTGTTCGGCGCAGAAGGTGACTCGGTGAGTGCTGGTCTCGGCCGGCTCCTCCTGGGATAGTGTGTTGCGGATGGCGACCACACCGGGCTTCCCGCAGCTGCCGTGCCCATCGGCGCACGATCCAGTGGTGACAGGCAGGGTCTGCACGGTGAACGTGGTGGCGCGGTTGTCGCCGAGCGGGATGACGGTGACGGCGTTCATGAAGAGCTCCTTGGGTTCGTTGGCGAGGCTGCTCTTGGGCAGCCATGGGGCAGAGCCCCACGGTTGCCGAGACGGTCAGGTGCCGTTGGCCCCGGTGATGTCCTCGACTACCTCGAGGTCGATCTCGGCGGCCCAGTCGCCGAGGGTGCGCAAGGTCGTCTCGGGTAGGTCGGCCGCGAGTCGTTCGCTGACGCCGTGAATGGCGGCGGCGCCGTAGCCGGGTCCGACGGCGGCCAGTGCTGCCGCCAGTGCTTCCTGGTGTGCGGACTCCGCGTCGGACGCTTCCTGCAGGGCGTAGTGGTGGGCGATGCCGTAGGCCTCCGCCGCACGGTCGAGGAGGCGCCGGTGGGCCTTAGCGGTCAGGGGGTCCGTCGGGTCGCTGGCGAGGACCAGGCGCGGCTGCTTCGTGCTCACGGGCTCTCCTTGTCGGGGCCAGCGTGCTGGCGGTAGTTGCGCTGGCGGAGCTTGGCGGCGTTTCGGATGGCAATGCCACGCTTGCGGGCGGCGGCTCGGGCGGCGCGCTGCTTCTTGGCCCGCTCGGCGCGGGCCCGGGCGGCCGCGATGCGCTCGGCGATGACGTCGTCGACGTTCACGGCTGGGGCGGCCGGATCGCGGGACGGGTTCCGACCGGATAGTCGAAGCTGGTCCAGAGCTGGCCGTGCGCTACAAACACCGGGCAGAGGGTCGTCTCGCCGGGTGCGTCCATGACGGATGCCCAGGCGACAATCGGGCAGTTGACCGGATCACCGGTCTGCAGGTCATTGACGTTGGCAGTCCAGCCGGGTTGAGCGGTAGCGAGGCCGGTGACAGGGGTGGGCAGGTTCACGGTGGTTCTCCTGGGTCAGTCGTGACCTCGTCCTCGTCCCGAGCACCTGCAGACGGTGTTCCTGTGTGACCTCGTCCTCGTCCCACCTAAAGAAGTGGGACGAGGGACGAGGTCTCACTCACCTCGTCCCGACGAGGTGAGGACGAGGTGGGGACGAGGTCAGGCAGCTTGATCTTCGGACTCGGCTTTGGGGGTGGTCGGGAGTGAGTGGTGGGTGGCGTTCCGGGGGCCGGGACAGGCCTCGATCTGCCCGCTATCAATGAGCTCGGCGACCGCGCGGCGGACGTCGGCAGCCTTGCCGGTGACGCGGTCCTCGATGCCCTTGCCGGTGAGCGGCGCCTTGGCCTTCGCGAGGGCGTCCAGCACCTTGCGTTTGAGGGCGCCCAGGCGCTTCTGCTCCTCGTCCTCCTGGCGCTCCTGCTCGTCGCGCTGGACGGGCGCGTACAGATGCGCCTCGGCGAACTCGACGGTCTCGGACTTGATCACAAGGTCGGCGTACCAGTGCATGCCGCTGGAGTGCGGCAGGCCGTTCTTACGGAGTTGAGCCGGCCGGTCCTTGGCGATGCGGATGGTGGACTTGCCGACCACGCCCACGCCGAAGGGGCGCCGGTTCTCCATGACGTACATGACACCGTTGAGGCCGTTGAGCTTGTGTACGCCGCCGATGCTGTATCTGCCGCGGTTCTCGCTGGACTTGACGACGTGGTCGAGGGTGACGACCGCCGCCCCGCTGTTCATGATCGGGCGCAGAAGCTGGCGGCCGAAAGCAGCGATGTCGGTGTTGTCCTTGATCTCCAGCCCGTACAGGGACATGCCTTCGGTGACGCCGTCGACGATCGCCAGGGTCGGCGAGTACGCGAGGACGGCGGTGAGGTCGACAAGGTCGACGTCGCTCGGCTTGTTCTCCGGGCGAACGTAGTGGAACCGCTCAAGGACGTCCGCGGGCACGGCGCCGAGGGCCAGGAGGCGGCCGACGACTCCGCCCGCATCGTCCTCGAAGTCGAGGTACATGACGTGGTTGCCCTTGTTGATCTCCTGCAGGCAGGCGATCAGCGCGAACCACGTCTTACCCGCCTCGGACTCGCTGGCGATGCTGTTCATCCTGCCGGGGTAGAACAGGCCCGCACCGTCGTCCCGGTTCCCGACGGTCGGCTGTGGCGGCTTGTACGTGCCGTCGAGGACGCTCCGCAGGTCTTGCGCTCCCCAGGTGCGGGGTACGGGTTCCCGCGGTTGTTGCGGCGCGGCCGAGGCCTCCTCCCAGTCGTAGGGCGGCGGCTCATCATCTGGACCGAAGTAGGCGTCCATGGCCGCGTTGATCTCTGTCGTCACGCGGCCCACCTCTTGTCCGCAGGGCGGGTGGCGGCGCTGTCGAAGGAGTTCCGGGCTTCGGAGTCGGTGAGGCCGATGGCGGAGGCGGCGGACAGGAGAGCCTGCTGCGCCTCACAGAGGTCGATGAGGTTCTGGGCGGCGAGCTCGTGGGCGCGGCAGGCGGCGAAGTAGTGCCGGTTGTTGCGAGCGCCGTTGTCCGAGTCCATGACGTGCTGGACGAGGTCAGCGACAGTCCACATCTTTCCGCCTCCAGGCCGTCCCTTGTGTGACGCGGGCGGGAAGGTGCTGCGGGCAGGACGCGGCCCCGGGATGGGCCGCTTCTCCTTCCGGGGGAGGAGCGCTTCGGGCCAGGCAGCGACCGCAGGGTGATATCGGCCGCTGCCGGCCCAGCGGTATCGGTTGCCGGAGGAGTGCACGGACGGGGCGAGGAGGATGTAGCCGTTGTGCTTGAAGTCGATGCCGGGGAAGGGCTCGCCGGGCAGGTCGAAACCGGGGGATCGGTACAGCATGTGCAGACCGTCGCCTCCGGTGATCTGCATGGTGGTGCCGGGAAGGACTCCCACCCGCTGCTCCAGGGCGCAGAGCGAGGCGTAGCCTCCGTTGCGGGGGTCGACGTCGAGCACGGCCCAGCCGTTGAGCTTGCAGGGGGCGCCGATGTTGGCGTCCGGTTCCTCGGTCCACCAGTGGCGGATCAGGTTTGCGTCGGTGGTGGCTGCCCAGAAGCCGTGGCATGTGGGCACGCCGCACCGGCAGTCCTCGGGTCGGTGCTTGATGTAGGAGGGGTGCCGCTTGTCGCAGGAGTTGCAGTTGGCGTAGGGCGCCTTGTCGCGCCGGACACGGAAGACCTTGACGCCGATGGAGGCGTAGGCCAGGGCGGCATCCAGCGGAGCCGGGGGGATCTTGATGCCGACGTTCACGAACGTGCTCTTCTCTTCGAGCTGGGTTGGGGTCCGTGAAGGGCGGGCGCACCGGGTACGCCCGCCCGTGCCGTCAGGCGCTCTTCCGCAGGAGCGTGGCGCTGACGTCGTCGGTCATGGCGGTGATGGCGTCGTGCCAGCGGCGGGCGGCCGCGCGAACGCAGGCCGGGCTGGGCTGCTCTTCGAGGTCGGCGCGTACCGAGTTGAGGGTGATCTCGAATCGGGCGCGCTCGGCGTTCAGGCGGTGGCGCTGTTCGATCTCGTCGGCGGTGTAGCCGTCCTGCAGCTGGTCGAGGTCGACGGGGTTGCTGACGGGCCAATCGCCCGGGTGCGTCGTCATGCTGCTGCCTCCTGGCGGTCGGCCTGCTGGAAGATGCCGCGCAGCTTGATCCGCTGTGCGGTGCTGAGCTCGGGGGCGGCTGCGACGATGGCGTCGATGCGCGCCCAATAGGCGGCGTTGCGGTCCGGGTCCGGATCCCGGACCGGGCGGTCCATGACGGCCGGGACCGTCATAGCGCCGGTCACTGTCCGACCTCGTCGCGGTCGAGGACGGCGAGGGCGAAGTCGAAGACGGTGTCCGGGTCGCCGTTCTGGACGACCAGGTGCGCGAGGCCGTCGAGGAAGCGGGCTACGGCCGGCTCGGCGTCCTGCTTGGCCTCGGCGATGTTCACCAGCGCGCGGATGACCTTGGGGGTCAGAGCCGGCTGGGCTTGGATGCTGAGCGTGCAGTCGGTCGCGGTCACGCCTGCCCCTCCGTCTTCGGTGCGCGGGGCTGGCCCATGACGCGATGCAGGTGCCGGAGTCCATCGAGGAACGTGTCGAGGTTGTCGATGGCGCGGCCGAGGCCGTCCTGGTCGAAGGAGAGTCCGTCGTTGTCGCCGGCCCAGACGAACACGCTGGCCTTGTAGTCGAGGAGGTTCTCGTCGCTGCCGAGTTCGGCGCGCAGGCGCAGCGCCTCGTGCCCGTCGGCGAGCTCGGTCGTGTACGCAGGGCCGAGGTGCTCGGTGAGTACGGCGCCGTCGTCGTAGCGGTGAGGGATGCACCGCTCGGGCAGGCACCACGGGTGGTGGCCCGCCTGTGCGGGCGGTGTGGCGGCGAGAGCTTCGGCAGCTTCGCGGGCGGCCGTCAGCGGAGCGCCGGTGACGATGTGGTTGATGACGAGGTCGAGGCAGTCGAAGAAGGGGCGGACGGCGTGCGTGCCCTGCTCCTTCACCGCCGTCGCGGCGGCCTGGTGGACCTGGCCGCTCGCGACGGCCAGGACGGCTTCGTCGATGACGGCCTGGCGGGCGCCGGTCTCGGCGAGGGCCTGCCGGACGGTGGCCAGAAGCGGGCCGCCCACCTGGCCGGGCTCCGCCTTGGTGGCCTGCGGCTGGTCTGCGATGATGGTCATTGAGCGTGTCCCTATCTCTGCTCTCAGGCGGTCTGGGTGACGTGCTCGCTCGAAGCCGTTGGGGCTGGACCCCCAGCGGCTTCGCTGTTCTTGCCGCCTACGGTGGCGACCGCTCTAGCGATGAGCTCTGCGTCGAAACGACGGATCTCCGCCTCTGGGTAGAGGTGGCGGCGTCCGACCTTCGTGCTCCCCGGTCCGTAGCCGATGTGACGCCAGTAGCGGACCGTCCCAGGAGCCGTGCGGTACCGCTCGGCGACGTCGTCCGTAGTGAAGAACCGTTCGAGTGGCTGCGTCTGGGCAGCGCCGTCCATGGCAATCCCTTCCGGATTGGCCGGTGATCCGACATGCATTAGTAGAGCAGCGGTGGACACCGTGAGTCAATCCGGTCTAGCCTCTGATTCATGATGAATTGCGTTGGGAGGCGTTGGGTGTGACGCAGGATCCTCAGCCCGGCGACGGTGAAGACAACGTGGCGGCCCATGTGCGCTTCGAGCGCGGGCTGCGGGGTTGGAGTACTGCCGAGCTGGCCAGGTACGTCACTGAAGCCGGCTGCCCGATTAGTCAGTCCGCGGTGTGGCGCATCGAGAGCGGCGAGCCTCGGCGCAAGATCACCGTGGATGAGTTGATCGCCTTCGCCAAAGTCTTCGGTAAGGGCGTGCATGATCTGCTACGCCCCCCCACCACCGAGTACCCGGAGGCGCTTGTTTCCAGCTATATCGACAGCTGGCTGGAGAAGGAGATGACGGTTTGGCGTAAAGATCTTGACGCGCGAGTGGCCTACATGGACATCATCGCGATCCTGTCTGCCTATCCCGGGGCTGTCCCGCACTTCGCAGAGCTGGTGAGCGATCGCGTCGAGCAAAGGGAACTCGTCGTCCTGAGGGCAAAGGTTCAGACGGCCCTAGAGAACTTGTCCTCATATCTAGGGGCGAAAGGTGCGCGCACGAGCCTTCTCACGAATGGGCAGCCTCTGGTTGCTCACTGGAAGAAGCTGGGGATGTCTCATGGGCAAATGTTTAAGGAAGCTGAGCGGGTAGGGCTGAAGGACGTCATGTTCGGTGGCCTCGCTGCGCACCTCGAGGCGCTCGAAGCTGACGTTGCTCCCGCTCAGGAGGCTGAAGGTGGGCGGTCGAAGCCCTAGGGGGTGCCGAAAGGGGGGAATGCTGGGTCTCGGATCAAATACTGCAAGTGCATTCTGAGTAGGGCGCGACATCGCGGCGGGGGTAGCCCTATATGTAGGGCTTCTAGGTGTGAGAGGTGGGGCCTTGTGTTTGTTTCGAAAGTGCGAGGCGTGTCACCTACCTGTGTGAAGCAGTTCGTGTTTACTTGCCCTTCCATCGCAGAGGTCTTTTGTGTCCCGGTCTTAGCTTCCTCTAAGCCATGTAAACTTTATGGCTTCATAATCGAAACGTCCCCCATCGGGCAGCGGGCCTAGCCGCGGTCGCGTCAGCGTCACGGTGACGAGTGTGCGCAGGACGCCGCGCTTCTCCTCCAAGGGCAAGGCGTGCCACGCCTTGCCGACGTCCTTTGCGCCAACGAGCTTTACCAGCGGGTCCTTCACCGCAGCCCGCGACATCTGCTGCTGCACGCCCTCCAGCTGGGCGCGCGCTACGTCCGAGCCCTCGGTGAACTGCTGCATGTCGATCTGCCCCGACCCGAACAACGCGGCCAGATCAGTGAGGCGTCGGCGGATCTGCTCGCTCTCCACCTGTAGGGCGGCGACGTTCACGTCTGACGGGCCGGGCAGCAGGAGGTCAGCAGCGTCCGGCCGTGACAGTCGCGCGATCACGGTGTCCTGCACGTACTCGTCGACGCGATCCGCCCGTCGGCCGCCGCCGTGCGCCGTCCGGCAGCGGTAGCTGGGGTAGCGGGCGCCGCCTGACTGGGTGACGTACACGGTGGTCGGGCAGTCGTCCCGGCCGCACCGGTACAGCAGGGACCCGAGCCACTTCGGCTGAGCGCCCGGGGTGGTCCGCCGGTTCGGGTCCATGAGCACGGCCACGACAGCCCTGTGCTTCTCCTCGGGCACGATCGCTGCCCAGCCGCCGGGGCCGATCTCTTCGCCGCGGTAGACGGCAATGCCGGCGTTCCTGGCCCGCATCAGCATGTCGCGCCCCTCGGTGTGGCCGATCGGATTTCCGCGGGTGGTCGTCAAGCCCTTGTCGGCCAGCCACCGGCACCAGCCCTTGATCGTGCCGCCCGACAGGATCATGTCGATGCCTACCTCGATCGCGGCGGCTTCCTCGGGGACCAGCTGGTTCATGTCGAGGACAGGCACCTCGACTTCCTCGCCGGTCTTCCGGTCGACCTTCTTTCGGGTCTCTCCGGTGGGCACTCCCCACCCGAATGGCCTAATGCCCCCGCCCCACTTTCCGGCCTGCGCCTTCTGCAGGCGGGCGCGGGCGACGCGCTCGGCCTTGTGCTCGGACTCGTGGCGGGCGACAGCGCCATGGATCCGGGCGGTCATTCGGCCGGAGGAGGTCGACAGGTCGAGGTCGCCGGCCTGCACTGTGTGGGTGTCGATGCCGCGGCGCTGGCTGAGGTCGATGTACTCCTCGAGCTCGGTGGGGGAGCGGTGGAGCCGGTCGGTGTGCCAGGAGATGACAACGGTGGCCAGGCCCTGCTCGAGGTCGGCGAGCATCCGGCGATAGTCGGGGCGCTTCTTGCCGGAGTAGGCGGAGATGTCGTTGTCGACGTAGACCTCGACGACTTCCCAGCCGTACCGCTCCGCGAGCGCTTCACAGTCCTCACGCTGCCGGTCGACGCCGAGGTGGGCGCCGGTGCGGTCCTGCGAGATGCGGACGTAGATGACGGCACGGGTCCGGATACCGGCAGCGACGCCGATGGCACTGCGGAGCCCTGGGCTCAT